CAATCTATTCCTATTGTTTCATCTGAAACAACACCAAATTCTGTAGAAATATCAACTAAAATTGTAGAATATAACCAAGATTGGGAAGGTAGTAATGATCTTAGAATATATGGAATATTAAAGGACACAGATTATAATTTATTAAAATCATTACCCCAATATTCCCAAGAATTCCCAACTCCTGAAGATTATAAAAAAGGTATGTTTATAAGATATTTTCTTTGTAAAATAAACCAATTAGAATATCTAGAAATTAATAAACAAACTTATGATAACATTAATACTAAGAATAATGTATGGGTATGGGAAAATTATATACCTTTTACTTTAGATTGGTATATAAAAGGAGATATTGATAGAGTATTTAATAATAACAAAGGATCAATTTTTATTAAAGAAAAAGAATTAAATAAAAAAGATTTAAAAAAATATTTAGGGAAAGAATATTTAGAATATTTTAAATACCCTAAATCCTCTAACCTTACTACTACAGGAGGAGAATTAATAACTTCATCAGGTCAGGATTATGTTGGATCTTATCATATTCACCCAAATCAAGGTCCTATGGAAGGAGCTACCCATATACAAGGAGCTCATGCTAGATTATTTTATAAAAAGTTTTATCAAGGCAAATTAGTTGATACTTTAAACCAAGAAGGAGTTATTGAAACGGGAGAATCACAACAGACTCAATTTGTAAGTGATTTAACTATAGAATATGATATGCCTAACCAAATAAATAATAATTCTTCAACTGGAGGTGGATATTAAATAAATTTTTTGTATATTAAAACAAAAAAGTTATGTTTTGGTTAGTTGAAAGTAAAGTTCAATTTGAACAATTTACAAATATTAATTGGGGAAAAGTTTTTATAGAAATAATTCCTAATAGTTATTTAATACATCCTACACAAAATAATATTTGTGCCTTGTATATTAGACCGTTAGTATCAACTAAAGGATTTATTGTTCCACTATCACATAGTGAAACTTTAAATGTAAATACAACGGAGATAAACACGATGTTACATAAATTTAGTAGCATATACGTGCGTGATAAGAAGGAATTTTTACATTATTTACCCCTAAAAGGTCTCTTTGACATTAACCAACAAAACCCTCCATATATACCAGAATTACTACAAACTCACCATATCTTCAACAAAAGACACCCAGGTAAAAAAGACGATGTAAATAAAATTATACCTATAGTTAAACATTATGAGTATTGTGAAGAAATATATAATAACCTTAAAGATAAAATAAATGGAAAAATCAATGAATTCTACAATAATAAATCTTCAATGGTATTCAACTCCATCGAACGAAACGGTATACGAATTAATAGAGAAAAATTTGAATCGCATTTTCACCCTATCGATGGAGAATACGTCTACACGCAATACAACTTTAAAACCCTTACAGGAAGACCAAGCAATAAATTTAAAGGAGTAAATTATGCCGCACTTAATAAAGAAAATAATAGTAGAGAAAGTTTTATCCCCCGTAATGATATTTTTGTTGAGTTTGATATTGGGGCTTATCACCCTACTCTGTTGGCTAAGTTGGTGGATTATGATTTTGGTAGTGAGGATATTCATACTGCCTTTGCGAAAATGTATGGCGTTGAGTATAAAAAAGCAAAGGAATTAACATTTAANCAACTATATGGGGGAGTATTCGATCAATATAAAGGTTTAGAATTTTTTAAAAAAGTACAAGTATATACTGATAATTTATGGGAGGAATTTAAAGAAAAGGGCTGGATTGAGTGTCCTATTTCAAAACATCGATTTGTTAAGGAAAAAATGAATGAAATGAAACCCCAAAAACTATTAAATTATCTATTACAAAACTTGGAGACCGCAATGAATGTTCGTATATTGTGGGATATAATTAAGTTATTAAGAAATAAAAAAACAAAAATAGTTTTATATACTTATGATTCGTTTTTATTTGATTTAGATAAAGAAGAAGAAGATGTGTTAGGTGAAATAAAAGAGCTATTTAATAAATATAAACTACAAATAAAAACATGCTATGGAAGCGACTACAATTTTAAATAAAACTCCTAATATGTATACAGTGGACGATTTTTCGGACATTACTAATCAAAACCTAGGAGATTTGAATAATAAATTATTTTGCACATTTACAACTCTAGATAATTTGGAATCACTTCTAAATATTATTACAGATAAATATAATATTATGTATAATAAAATATTTGTCTTATATATTAAGTCAAATGATGAATATGTGTGTACCTATAATATTGATCAAGGTAATATTTCAGATCTACCTGATAATACTATTTTAGTACATAGAAAAAAAGAAACAAATACACTTTATACTATTAATGCTTTAAATGAATTAATAAAAAAATTAAATGGTGGTGTAGTTGATACTAAGTTCCCTATAACTTGGGAACATTACAAAAATTCAGTACTTTTAACTCAACATGACGAGTTAAAGCAGTTAAAAACAAAAATTCATAAAATAATTGAACTATAGTTTGGTTGTTTTATAAATTTGTCGTATATTAATCACAGTTATAAATATTAAAAAAGTTATTATGGATTTAAACCAAATAAAAAAGAAGTTAGAGTCACTTCAAACCCAATCAAACTCAAACAAATCAAATGGAAAATCAATATTTTGGAAACCTACAGTAGGTAAACAACAAGTTAGAATTGTTCCTAATAAGTATAATAAATCATTCCCATTTACTGAAATGCAATTCTATTATGGAATAGGCCAAAGAGTAATGGCTTCTCCTATAAATTGGGGAGAAAAAGATCCAATTCAAGAATTTACAAAACAATTACGTTCTAGTGGAGATAAAGAAAACTGGTATTTAGCCAAAAAATTAGATGCTAAAACTCGTATTTTTGCACCTGTTATAGTAAGAGGTGAAGAAGAAGAAGGTGTAAAATTATGGCAATTCGGAAAAGAAGTTTACCAAGCATTTTTAAATTTAGCAGCTGATGCTGAAGTTGGAGATTATACAGATGTATCAGGAGGAAGAGATATTAAATTAACAACCGTAGGACCTGAAGTTACAGGTACACCTTATAATAAAACAACTGTATCTCCTTCAATGAAACAATCACCTATTAGTGATAGTTCTAATATAGTTGAAAGAGCTTTAGATACTCAACCTAACCCAATAGATGTATTTAAAAGACTTACTTTTGATGAGGTTAAAGCTAATTTAGAATCATTTTTAAAACCTGAAGGTGGAGAAGAAGGTGAAATTTCATCTGAACCATCTGTAGCATTTGATGGTGATAAAAAAGATAATTATTCACTTGAGGGTAAAAATTCAACTTCTAAATCTGAAAAGTTTGATTCTTTATTTGATTCAAAAGATAGTAAATCTGATGATTTACCATTTTAAATATGTCAAAAAGAAAATCACTTACGGAGGCTGCCTCCAAAGAACTTAAGTCTAAATTTGATTTAAATGCCTTTAAAGATAAAAAAGGCTTAAAACAAAATGTTAAGTTTAAGGACCAAGAATGGATCCCTTTATCTTCAGCATTTCAAGATGTTACTTCTATTCCTGGTATTCCTATGGGGCATATTGTACTTTTAAGGGGACATTCTGACACAGGTAAAACAACAGCACTTTTAGAAGCTGCTGTATCTGCTCAAAAACGAGGCATAATGCCTGTATTTATCATTACAGAAATGAAATGGTCTTGGGATCATGCTAAAATGATGGGTATGGAAGTAAATGAAGTTGTTGATAAAAAAACAGGTGAAATTACTAATTATGATGGTAATTTTATTTATGTTGATAGAGAAACTATTAATTCTATTGAAGATGTAGCTGGATTTATTTTAGATTTAATGGATGAGCAAAAGAAAGGAAATTTACCTTATGATTTATTATTTTTATGGGATTCAATCGGATCAGTACCGTGTGAAATGTCAATTAAATCAAATAAAAACAATAATGAATGGAATGCAGGTGCTATGTCAACCCAATTTGGTAATAGCGTAAATCAGCGTATTACATTGTCACGTAAGGAATCATCTCCATATACTAATACGCTTGTGTGTA